ACACGAAGGATGATTTTTGACTACTTGCTCCAGAAGAACCTGCTTTGGCTACTTTTGAACCGGCACTTTTTGCAGCTCCAGATTTTGATGCAATACCTTTTGCAAAATCATTTCCAAGTTTTGCTCCTGCCTTTTTAGCAGCACCATCATTTGCAGCTAGAGTTTTTGTAGCTGTGCTTTTCAAAGTTTTACTACTACTTTTCACCTCAGTAGATGCCTTTTTTGCTTCCTTTGGAAATGCACCAAATGTTGTTTTTGCACTTTGAGTATTATCTGTAGCCGGTATCTTAGAAGCCTTTTTAATTTCGGTCTGATTTTTCTTCAAACTACTTGATGCTTCATTTGAAGCCTTTGCGACTTTTTTTAATGAATTAGTAGTTGCAGAATTATCAGGCGCTTTTAACTTTGTATTGCTTTCAATTTTCTTTTTTGCATCACTTGTCTTTTGAGCTGTTTTCTCTGACTCTTTTCCTACCGCATCGGTCAATTGTTTTACTGCAGCTTGAACAGATATTTGTCCTTGCGCAACTCTGGTTGCTAATTCTGTTGGAACTTTTGATCCTTCAATTCCTGCCTTATCTATCATATCCTGAAAAGATACCAAATTACTCAGTGCCTTAACTGCTTCTTCAGGTTTCATACTTCCAGATGTAATACCATTTGCCAAATAATCAGGTACTTCAATTCCACCTTGTAATGCCTTAGTTTTTAATCCTTCAAATGTAACTAGATTCTCAACAGCTTTTATAGAGGCTGGAACAGCATACTGTCCGGAACTAATTCCCTGTGCAATACTGTCCGGAACTTCTTTTCCTTTATCTTTTACTTGCTGAATTAAATCTTCCCAGTTAATTGCATTTCCAAGCTGTGTTGCTGCGGTTTTAAATGAAACAGATCCATCAGAAATACCTTGTGCCAAATACTGTGGGATCTTCATTCCCTGTTCTTGCATCTTGGCCAACTGATCAGAATTAACCAGATCATCTAATTTGATCAGACTCTTTAATTCTTTTCCAGAGGTTGGATTTGCGTAAACACCCTGTTTGATTCCCTCTCCAACAGATTTTGGAATATCACTCGCTTTAATCTTTGCCTGTTTGGCCAGGTCATCTAAGGATTTCAGATACTCTGTATAATTTGTCTGAGCTGTATATTTGTCTGTATATGTAGTCAATTCTTTTTGTGCTGCATTTAAATTTTTACCACTTTGCTCAACTGCCTTATTGGCTGCCATCATTGCATCATAGTATTTTGTCAGATCATTAGAAGCTTTCTTATATTCATCACTGCTTGTTGTTATCTTCCTTTGGTTTACCTTTGCGGTAACCTGATTCATTTTTTCAACAGCGGCATTATATTTGTTTGTTGCTTCTGTCTTTTTCTTAATAGCATTTTCATTTTCAATGTCAGCTTTGGCTACTTTGGATGCGGCACTTTCCATCCCTTTTTGGTAAGCCTTAGCCATTGCCTGTTCTTTTAGCGCTGCAATATTCTTTTTGATCGCAGAAGTGGACTTATTTAGCTTATCTGCTTCTTTGTCATACTCAAGATTCAGCCATGGTAATAATTCATTTAATTGTTTAACTACACTTACAATCTGTGCTTTTGTCCCGGCGCTCTTATGCTCAACATTCATCAGTTTTGTTAATCTCTGATACAGCTGATCTGCCTGAACACCATTTGCACGTGTAGAATCTACATTTTTCTGATTTTCTTTATGTAAGCTCTTGATCGATGCTGCCATCTCTTCTTGTTTCTTTTTGAGTTTTGTACAAGAAGAATAGTATCGATCCGCTTCTGTAACCGCTTTTTTCTGTGTCAAAGCATATGCTGCGACTCCTGCTGTTAATGCTCCAACCGCAACAACTCCTAAACCTACTGGACCGCCAAGTGCTGTACACGCTGCATTAAAAGTTCCTGTTGCTGCTGTTGCAAGAGAAATCTTACCTGTAAAGATTCCAACGACTGTCTGCAGTGCAGTCAAACCACCCTGTTGTGCCACTAAGGTGATTGCATTTGCCTGCTCCATTGTTTTTAAGGCACTAAAAGCTGTAGTTAATGCTGTAACTCCTTTAGATGCAGTGTTGAAAACTTTAACTCCGGCCCAGGCCCCCATGAATGATGTCGCAAGCGGAATAACTGCGCCCATGTTGTCCCCAAGCAGTTTTGTAGAAGTGGCCAATACTTTTACTCCACCTTTACCAACTACCATAGCCACTTTTCCCAAGTTCTCGACAGTATTTATAGCTTCTTCAGGAACAATTTTTTTAATTCCACCATTTTCAAGTTTCCTTGATAGATTTCCTAAAGCTTTATTCGCTGTTGCTACACCTTTTACTAATGGCTTTTCAAAAGAACTATATACTGAAATTCCAATATCATTTAACTTATTTTTTGTCATTTGCAATTGGGATTCCATTGTTTTGTATCTTGTTTCAGCTTCTTTGGTAAGGGCTGTATTTTTATTCCAAGCTTTCGTTCCTATTTTTAAAGCTTCTGTAAATGTACCAGATGCTCCTGCTGCACGTAATAATGCATCTCTAATTCTTACATCTGACAATCCCATATCATTTAAGGTTTTAATTGCACTTCCACCATTTTTATTGATTTTATCCAATCCATTAATAAATGATAAAACTGCTCCTGCTGCGTCATTTTTAAAAGCCTTTTTAAACTGTTCTCCACTCATTCCTGCTACAGTAGCAAAACTATTCAAACTCTTTCCGCCTTGTACTGTTGCAAGATTCATTTTTGACAACAATGTAGAAAAGGCTGTTCCACCTGCTTCAGCTTCAATTCCAACAGAACTTAATGCTGCAGAAAATGACATGATTTGTGCTTCTGATAAACCAACTTGAGATCCAGCTCCAGAAATTCTTGTTGCCATTTCTACAATTTCTTTTTCTGTTGTTGCCATATTGTTTCCAAGTGCAACTACCGTAGATCCTAATTTATCAAAATTTTTCTGGCTCATTCCTGTAACATTAGCAAACCTTGCCATTGATGTTGCTGCCTCTTCCGAAGATAAATTGGTAGCATCTCCAAGCATAACCATTGTCTTTGTAAATCCTGCAACAGATTTTGTTTTAATGCCCAATTGTCCTGCTGCCTCAGCTACTCCTGAAATCTCTTCCACGGACTCTGGCATTTCTTTCGCCATTCCACGAATATCTTTTCTGAGCTTTGAAAGTTCTTCACTCGTAGCATCTACAGTTTTTGTCACGCCTGTAAACGCACTTTCAAAACTTATTCCGGAATTTGCAACTTCTTTTACTGCTGTTCCAATACCTACTGTAGCCGCCATTGTTTTTATCAGTCCCGCCATTTTAGAACATGCACTTTCTGTACTTGCTACAGTACTTTGATTAGATTTTTCCCAAGATTTCTTTGTGCTATCTGAACTCTCTTTTGCAGTATCTTTTACTTTTTTATGAGACCGTTGCATCTTCGTAGATGCAGACTCTGTTCCCTTTGCAGCTGAATCAGCTCCTTGTTTGGCTGCCTGTCCTGCTTTCGATGCTGAATCTTTTGCACTCTTTTCTACTTGCTTTCCAGTTTTCTCTGCGGATTTAGCAACTTCTTCTACACTCTTTTGTGCTTGATCAGAAGCTTTATCTATATCCTGTGCTGTACTCTTAGAAGAAGACTCAACTTCTTTCTTAAGATCATTTAATCCTTTTTCTGCACCAGAATTATCCAGTTTGGTTTCTATTGTAACTGTACCATCTGCCATGTCTTCACCTCGTCAAATACCTATATACCTAAAAATCTAAAGTTTCTAAGCTATTTGACGTCCTGGGTGCTCAACCTGCAGATCCAAGCTCTCGCCTGTTCGCTTCTCTTATCACAATATTCCTGACAGATCACCGCCATTTAGCAGTATCTGCGTTATCTCATCCTGTCTCTTCTTCTCTTCTTTGCTTATCTCATCCGGAAGTGCATAGATCTTTTGCATCTCCCGTATCCTTTTTCTCTGTTCTTTGTCAAAATTCTTTAACTCAGCTCCACGATATCCGATGATCTCACAGATTTTACAATCATCATGCAAGGCACTGAATAATGACATAAACTTCCACCAATGTAAAAAATCAATCTCAAACAGATCAATCTTATAATCCTGCATAAACCCTGCATTAATATAATCAAAATCATGTTCAAAGCTGATCACTTTCTTTTTTGTCTTTGCTTTCGAAGTTTCTTCTTTTCCACACGAATAAAACCACAGCATCTTTTCCATTGCTTCTTCCAGATCATCTGGAATGTTATCTTTATAGAAAATCTTTAACGCATCATAATACTTTGCGTTCGTGATTGCATCTTTTTCATTGATCTCAATTTCCTTCATCATTTCCTTTGCAAAGTTCTTTTGATCTTCCGTGACTTCTTTTCCAAAGATAATTCCTTCTATGTTCATGATCGTTCGAAAGTCAGCATTGATCTCATATTTTTCACTCC